CCAGGAGAGAAATGGATGGTGAATCCTAGGATACCACCTGGAATTCTTAAACGTTCAAAAGATACCTGGATTTTTGAAAATGAGAGGACAGGAGAAAAAATGTCAAGATTTATATTAAAGCCCGATGACTCTGAAAAAGGTTATGCAGAAGGTGGTCCTGTACGCTCTACAGAAGCCTTATTAGAAGCTATGGATGAGAGTCCTGTACGCTCTACAGAAGACTTATTAGAAGTTATGGATGAGAGTCCTATTAGAAACTCTGAAGAAATATTTAATTATTATGATGAAACAGGTTCTATGTTAGCACCTGAAGTACCGTTAGACTTTCAAGATGGAATGCCAGGCGATATGCCAATGAACGAAGGTACAGGTGAAGTTTTAACACCAGAAGAAACAGAAGTATTTAGTCAAGCATTATCTGACTACCCAGAATTACAACCTATACTAACTAAGTTAGGCTCTGCATTAGTTGAAGAGTCAATGGAAGCTCCAATGGAAGGAGCAGTAGAAGGACCAGGTACAGGTACTAGCGATTCTATTGATGCCAAACTATCAGACGGTGAGTTTGTTTTTACTGCTAAAGCAGTTAAGCAACTCGGAGTAGACAAATTACGTAAGATGATGTCTAAAGCAGAAGTAGACTTTGATGACTCTTCAGATAAACAAACCTTTGCTCAGATGAGCGATGAAGGTTTTGCAGCAGGTGGTTTAATTAACCGACCTGTGTACAGTTAAGAATTATAAACTAACTACAAACCACCAGTCAAACTGACGAGACATAGACTGACTTTGTAGTGATAGCCCCAAGGCTACTCCTTTTAGGACACCTTGGATTTTAGTAACCCCGAAAGCCACCCCACAAAAAATGGGCACTTAATGGAGGTCAATATGACAACAGCAACAGCAACGGAGGAAATCCAACAACCACAAGCAAATCCTTATAACGCAAAGAAGCGTTGGGACAACAGCAATAAAGATGCCGCTATAGGCGTACAAAGTGCTGATGATTCCTTAGCATACCTTGCCCCTCGGAAGGAAGCAGTAATATCTAACGGTAGGAAACCAATCTTAGAAGAAGAAGCTACTACAGAGACTGCTCCCCAAGAAGCCACCAAGGAAGACGATTCTTATAAAGAAGAACCTAATGAGAAATTCAAGAAGGTCGACTTTAAAAAACGTTACGATGATTTGAAGAAACATTATGATAGAAAACTAGGAGACTGGAGGTCTAAAGAACAAGCTCTCAAAGCAGAGATGTTATCTAACCGCCCTACCTATACCACCCCTAAAACCCCAGAAGAACTGGCTACTTTTAGAGAGGACTATCCAGATGTTTATGATGTAGTAGAGACAGTAGCTCATATGAGAGCTGAAGAACAGTTGGCTGATTTACAGTCACAGGTTCAACAGTTATCAGAAAAAGAGAATGTAGCAAACCGTAGAGCAGCAGAGCAAGAACTTCTTAATCTGCATCCAGACTTTAGAGATATCAGAGAATCTGAACAATTCCACGATTGGGCTAGAGTACAACCTGAAGCAATTCAGTCTTGGATTTATGATAACCACGGTGACTCTACATTAGCTTCGAGAGCAATTGACTTGTACAAACAGGATGTTGGTATTGCCCCTAGTAAAGTTGAGGCTGTGTCGAAAAAAACTAGTCCGAAAGAAGATACGAGAGGCTCTGCTGCAGATGCAGTGTCAGTCAAAACGAAAGTTGAAGACCATTCGCCTCAAGAGAAACTTTGGACAACCTCAGAAATTGCTAACCTTTCTGTAGACCAGTATGAACAACTTCAAGAAGAACTTGATGATGCCTTCACAACTGGACGAATAGTAAATGGTTAGTTTTATTAAGTAATAAGATAAGTACATACCTACATTACTGTAGTTGTTTACTTTCTAACTAGGAGAAAGATATGGGTTTTCAAGCAGGAACAACCCCAAATAACTTTCTAGTAGCCACATCGGGACAAACTAACTCGTTCTGGCTACCAGAAGTTTTTTCAAAGAAGGTACAAGTTGCCTTCCGTAAGTCGGCAGTAGCCGAAGCAATCTGTAACACAGACTATATGGGCGACATCGCTCAGTTCGGTGATACAGTTAACATCATTAAAGAACCAACTATCACAGTATCTGATTATACTCGTGGTATGGCTTCACTTAGTGATACCGAGCTAACTGACCAAGAGTTAGTATTATCAATTGACCAAGCTAAGTACTTTCAGTTTAAGGTTGATGACTTAGAGAAGCGTTTCTCTCACGTAAACTGGCAACAGATTGCGTCTGACAACGCAGCATACCAGTTAAAGGATGCTTTCGATACTAACGTAATTGCAGCAGCTGTCGCAGGTGCTACCTCTAATACGTATGGTACGACTTCAGCACCGATTGACACTGGTTTTGGAACATCAGAAATTGACCCGTTAGATGTGTTAGCACGTCTTGCCCGTCTATTAGATGATGCAAACGTTCCAGAAGAGAATCGTTGGGTTGTTGCTAAACCTGAGTTCTATGAAGAGTTAGCTAAGACTAGTTCTAAGTTAATGTCAGTTGATTATAACCAAGGTAACGGTGGTCTACGTAATGGTCTAGTTGCATCAGAAGTCTAATAACGTAGCAACACCTGGCGGTACAGCTACACATACTGTACTAGCAGGTCATATGTCTGCGGTATCTTGTGCACAAGCACTATCTACAGTTGAGTCTATTAGAGATAATAACTCATTCAAAGATATTGTTCGTGGTCTATTGGTTTGGGGTCGTAAAGTATTACGTCCTGAAGCTTTAGCGATTGCTACAATCAAGATTGACTAAGTAGTACCCTTTAAGGAGTTTCTTCGGAAGCTCCTTATCCAAATTATATAAGAGGAAGCAATGTCACATAAAACTTATTTAAGCATAACTAATGATATATTAGGTGAATTAAATGAAGTACAGTTAACTTCTTCTAACTTTCTGACTGCCAAAGGTCTTCAGAAATTTGTTAAGGATGCTATTAATAGAGCATACTTTGATATAGCTAATGAGAACCCAGAGTTCCCTTGGTTAGCCACCACTACAACAAACGCTACAGAGTACGGTAATAACTTTGTAGACTCAGTAATAGGACAGCGTTGGCATTTATTAAAGAAACATTCAAGCGGTGCACACGGCACAGCTAAAGATTTTGGTAGAATAGATTGGGATAACTTCTATCTGACTACAGAAGAAGTAGGGACTTGTTCCTTACTCGGTGTATGTTCAGACAGTACATATACAACAGCATCTACTTGTGTATCAGCAGATAAGGTATGGACAGACTATGATGAGTCTACTACTTGTGTATCTCCTAATACTTGGACAGCTACACATACCTCTCCTTATGAAAGAGAGACCTTAAAATTTATCGCTGTAGATACTTGGAAGAAACACTTTAGAGAATCAGATGACTCTGCTAAAGATACAGGAGTCTATGGTAAACCTACTAAAATTATTATGTCTCCTTGTGGGCGTAAGTTTGGTTTATCACCTCTACCTGACAAAGCATATAGAATTTACTTCTATGCTTGGGAACAGTTAACAGAACTAACAGCAAACGATGACGAAGTAAAATACCCAGAACAATGGACAGCAGTAATGATGGCGAGAGCTAGATATTATATCTGGCAATTCAAAGAGAATATTCAACTATCTACTTTAGCATTAGATGAATATAAGAAAGGGATTAAACTTATGAAAGCTTATACAGGTAAACCTCAACCATCAACAATGATGGATGATAGAATAAAGTTTGTATAGATGTCAGTAGAACAAGGCGTATCAGTATCAATTAGTGGAGGTCTGGATAAGACTTCTTCCTCATTTGATTTATTCAAAACGCCTGGTGCTGCAACTCGATTAAAGAACTTTGAAGCTTCTATTCACGGTGGTTACAGAAGAGTAAACGGTTATAGAAAGTTTGTATCTAGTCCTGTTACTTCTCTAGCTATTACAGCAGGTGGTACTGGTTATGGTGCTACTACAACAATAACAATTACAGATTCAGAAGGCAATGGTACAGGAGCTACAGGAACAGTAACAATTGCTTCTGGTGTTATCACAGCAGTTACATTAACAGCAGGTGGTACTAAATATCAAATATCCCCAACAATAACTATTACTGATTCAGGTTCTTCAGGTTCAAGTGCTACATTAACAGCAGCTATCAATACTGCTACGATACCCTCAGGAAGTGCAAAAGCTATTAGAGGTGTACACTCCTTTGAAGAAGGTATGTGGGTATGTCAGAATGGTAATATCTATTGGACTGAAGACGGATATGCTTTGACTCAAGTTAATAAAGACTACGGTACTTGTTCAACAGGTAGCTCTACTACACAGAAAGCTTGTGAAGAAGCTGGATATACTTGGACAGAAACTTGGGCAACAGCTGCAAACTTAACATCAAGTGGTGTAGCGGTAGCACAAACAGATACAGGAAGATATCAGTTTACTGAATACTTACCTAACACTGAAAAGCGTATCACAGCTACTAACGGTATAGACCCTACAGTATTCTTACAAACTAAACTAGACAGTGGTGTAAGGAAGTTTAAGTTTAAAAGAGCTTTATATAATTCATTTGGATTACCTACGGGTACTCCAGTATATGCTGATGTACCTAGACCTAAGTATTGTGTCACACACGAAGACCACGTACTCTTAGCAGGGTGGTCTAATAAGGCACAAACAGTTTATTATAGTACTCGTTACGATGATACAACCTTTACTGGAGCTTCGGCAGGTTCTCTTAACGTAACTAACCTTGTAACAGGTCTTAAGACTTTCCGTGATGATTTAATTATCTTCTCACAAAGAAGTATCAGTAAACTTATAAACATTAATAGCTCTACTACTATTGCTATAGTGGATGTAACGAGAAACATTGGTTGCTTAGATGGCTACAGTATTCAGGAGATTGGTGGCGACCTTGTGTTCCTCGCTCCAGATGGTATTCGTACAGTTGCTGCAACATCCCGTATTGATGATATTGAATTGTCCTCTATCTCTCATAAGATACTACCAGTTATCTCTACCTTAGTAAACAATCTAAGTACTTATGATATCTCTAGCTCAGTAATAAGAACACAGAACCAATATAGATTATTCTATTGTACTGATTCTACAGCTAAGTTATCACAGAAAGGTATTGTAGGTACGTTTAAGATTAATGCTCAAGGTATTCCTGTATGGGAGTGGGCAGAACTAGAAGGTATAGAAGTATCAACATACACCTCTAGTTATTCTGCTACTGATGTAGAACAGATATATCACGGAGATTACGATGGGTATGTACAGACACATAACAAAGGTAATCATTTTGATGAGGATAAGATATCCGCAGAGTTTAAGACACCAGATATTGATTACGGTGATGTAGGTATTAGAAAGACCCTACACTATATTAAGTTATCTATTAAACCAGAAGGTTCTAGTGATATCAATATGGATGTTAGATATGACTTTGAAGACCCTGACATATCACAACCAACAACATTTGCTTTAGGTGAACTATTAACACCTTCTTTATTTGGTGCTGCAGTATTTGGTGTGGCTGGTTTCGGTAGTCCAGAAATACCAATGAAGAAAATTAATTTATGGGGAAGTGGTTTCTCTAACAGTTTTAAGTTTTATAGTAACGATACAAATCCACCATACTCTATTCAGGGTATGTATATAGATTTAGTTCCAGCAGGAAGGAGATAAGGAATGGGAGCAACATACACAAGACAATCATCATTTTCTGATGGAGATACGATTAATGCTAATTTATTCAATAATGAATATGACCAATTAGTATCAGCTTTTAATAATTCAACAGGACATACTCACGATGGTACGGCAGGTGAGGGTGGTTTAATAACTAAAGTAGGACCTACACAAGACATTATTGTTTCAGGTACTACAGTATTACCTAAGACAACCAATGCTATTGATTTAGGTTCTGCTACCTATAAGTTTAAAGATGCATACTTTGCAGGTAACATAACAGCAGATGGTTCGATTACCTATAATGGTAACGTAGTATTAGGTAGTGACTTAACAGATACGCTAACAATCAATGCTACTATTTAATGGTACTATTCAAGGTGGCTCTTTACTATTTGAAGGTGCTACAGCAGATGCCTTTGAAACTACACTAGCTATCCCCGATGCTACTGCAGATATAACAATAACATTACCTAATGCTACAGATACATTAGTAGGTAAGGCTACTACAGATACCTTAACTAATAAGACATTAACATCTCCAACTATTAATACACCAACTATCACAGGTAACACAACCTTCAGTGATGGTGCTTATGACTTTGATGTTGCATCTCACGATGGCACTAACGGTCTTAAGTTAGGTGGAACATTAGTAACAGCTACAGCTACAGAACTTAATATCATAGATGGTGTTACTGCTACTACTGCAGAGCTAAACATTATGGA